CTGTCAGGGAATTATTGACATTGTCACTGGTTTGGCTTATTGCTCGGCTAAACACTATGAACAGAGGCAGAAACGCTAGTTGGTCGCGAACGGGAAGCGAAGCGAAAGTCACTTTACTCCTGCGAGGTGCGGATTGATGGGAACAGCAGCGGCAATAGCGTTTGAACAGACTCCTCCCCGGCTGGTCAGCCGTTGGGCGTATTTGGTTGAGATTTTGCGCGGCGAACGGGATGGTCATGTCGAGGTGGTTCCACTTCCGGAGGACGAGCGTAGGCCGGAAGCGCGGCGGCGGATCAGTCGGCAGATTGCGCAACTGGCGCGGCATCACGGGATCACCATCCAGTACAGGCGGTCGGAGGAAGGGCTGCTGATTAAGAAAGTGGGAATGCGATGAGCGAGAAAAAGGCATTAGCAAAGGCTCGGGAGTGGTTGAAGTCGAGCGACAACGATATATATCTCATTGGACACATCGGAGCGGCGGGAGATGTGCTTTGCGCTCTGCTTGCCGCCTACGCTGCGGAGAAAGACAGGAGGATTGCCGAACTGGAAAGTCTGAACGGCCATCAAGCAGATAGCATCGGCGGATACATCGACCTGGTCCAAGCGGCCAAGAACGCGGGTATTCAATTCGCGTGGGAAGAAACTCCGATAGGGAAAAAAGCGCTGGCTTATAACACTCGAGCCGAAGAACGCTGCACGCTAGGTCCGACTGAATGTGCTAATCACAGCGGAGCGGATTCCGAGGGGGTATGTTCACTGTGTCGTCGCAATGCTAACGACCTATTTTTGCCGCCTGCGGAGGTGAAGAAGTGAACTGCCTGTTCTCCGAATGCCGACGATTCCGCTACACGCTCACCCGCGAGTGGGACGCCTCGCTTTCCAAGGTTGCATTCATCGGATTAAATCCTTCCACGGCAGACGAGATGCAGGACGATCCGACCATCCGGCGCTGCATCGGTTTCGCGAAAACTTGGGGATACGGCGGGTTGCTCATGTTGAACATCTTTGCCTTCCGCGCTACCAAGCCGGCGGATATGTGGAAGGCGTGGAAGGCTGGCGTGGACATCATCGGCGGTTCGCGGAACTGGACAGAAGATCTTCAGATTTACGCCTTGGAGCACAAGTGCGCGCGGGTGATTGCGGCTTGGGGCACGCATGGCGGTAGCCGCGGAACATCGGTCATGCTCAACTGGCAACATCCCGAGCTGGAATGCCTGGGCCTCAATGCCAATGGAAGCCCAAAGCATCCGCTCTACCTGAAGGGAGACCTGGTGCCGATGAGTTATACCGTTCGCACCTCGAGCGTCTTGCCCAGTGCGCGCATTGCTCCGGAGATTCCATCGATCTTGGACGTGTGATGGATGTTTATCAGTCGGTTCACCTCTTGCGGGGTGATCTTCAGTCTCCGTGCCAGCTCGGCCGGGCGCACCTTCTGCGCCATCATTTCATTCAGTAGCAGAACCTTGGCGGCTACGCTGGTGGGAAGCTCGACCACGGGTTGATTACGCTTCGGTTTGGAAGGCAACGGAACCTCACGTCCCTCTTCGAGGTAGAAGTCCAGCGCGGTTTCCAGCGCATCCGACGCCCGGAGAAGCGCGTCATCCGGGTCTTCCCCTTGAGTGATGGCTTCCGGAATATCCGGAAAGGTTACGAGGTAGAACTTTCCATCGGGTTCGATGTTGACTGGATAGCGCATAGATTCCTCCTATTTCAACCCAAGCTGCTTCTTGATGGCGTTTACGAGTCCCGTTCCGAGTTCCTTTGCGTGCATCGGCAGCACAGACTGTTTGCCGTTCAATTCGACCTTCAGGTGGGAACCTTTTCCGGGCTTGAAGGTCGCTCCTTGCTGTGCCAGCCACCGCTTGAACTCGTTGCTCTTCATGAGTACAAATATAAGCATTATTGTTTACGTAGTCAAGCAGAAACGTAAACAAAATTGTTTATATATTGCCTCCGTATTACCGTTCTGAATTCAGGCACCCTGAATCGGCAAATCTGCATCTCACCCACTACGGGATGCTTGGTGGATTTTTAGGCCGCCACATATTGTGTTTTATTTGACGCTTGGTCACACTTCGCCATCCGTGCCCATTGACAGAAAAAGCAGAGTAGCTCATGTTCTTATCTAGTGTGGAGTTGTAGCGCCGAGCAGCCAATCCTCCTGATGAGTGAAAACCCCCGGTCAACCTGTCCGGGGGTTTTGCTTTGTCTGAAAGCTACGCCCCTTGGAATCCTCAGTCATTTACAACGCGAAGACGCAGAGCTTTTACTGCCCTGACTGCATGGAGACCCTCGAGGTTCGCAAGAAAGTGGCCGGCGATCCGGAAGAGCTGCTGGCTCTTACCGAGCTGGTTCATCTTGATCACCGGGAATGTCCCGGCTACAAGGACGTGACGATGGCTCGGCAGGCGCGGAAGTATCGCAAGGAAGGCGCGCGCCGGAAGCTGTTGGACCAGCAGAGCGCGCCGACGGAGTCGGCGGGGTGCTTTCGCGCGTAGAGAGTTTGTACCCGTGTCCGGGCGCACGGGGAGATTCGCCCGGTCTCCTTTTGAATACTGAGTCTGCAACGCCGTCAGGGTCGATTCTGGCGGCGTCTTTTTATGGGGAACCATGGACCACTTGAGTGAGTACGCCGCGGCAAAGGAATTAGCGGAAGAGGTTTGGCCGGATTTTCAGTGCAAGCGCATCGGTGTGGTTCACCTCATCGTGTTGGCTCACAAGCGGGGCCATTGCGCGAACGTCGGAATCGACGCGATCGCTTATTTGCGGAAGTGGAAGAAGGAAGACCGCGGCATCGGAATTCAGGTCCCACGCCCGGTGAAAGCAGATCAACCGGAACCGGAAACCCGCGCAATGGCAGCCGTCGCGAATGGATCGACAAAGGAATTCTGAGGTCCGAAAAGATGATCCGCCATGAACAAGAGGACAACCGGTCGGCCTTCGAAATTCAGCAAGTCCGTAGCGCTAAGAATCTGCGACCTGCTCATCAGCGGCAAAAGTCTTCGCTCAATCTGTGCGATGAAATCCATGCCGAATGCGTGCACCGTATTTCGCTGGCTCGAAAGCGATAAGGACTTTCGCGAGCAATACGCACGCGCGAAGGAAATGCAGATTGAACTGCTCGCCGACGAGATTATCGAGATTGCCGACAAAGCGCGGCGGGGCAAACGGGTTAAGGACACTCCGCGTGGGAAAGAAGTCGTCATCGGCGACATGGTGGAACGCTCCCGGTTGCAGGTGGATGCGCGGAAGTGGGTTGCGTCGAAGCTGCTACCTAAGAAGTACGGAGACAAGCCGGGGCAGGCCAGAAATGAAGACGGCCTGAATCCGCAGTTGCAGTCCTTGATTGAGGCATTGAGTCAGGAGCCTGCTGAACCTGGCGAGGTGAACGAGTGAGCGCGGTAATGAAGCGCTTCGGGCGCAAGGCGCACACGTTCATCAAGCGTCATCCGTCGCAGGACAAAAAGTACACGCTGCTGGAGGGCAGCGTCAGAAGCTCAAAGACGTTCGCGGTTGACGCGAAGCTGATCACCCAGTTGTGCTCCTACGAGGTGGAGGGCAAGCGGGTCATATGTGGGGCCAGCAAGCAGACAGTCTATAAGAACATTCTGCTGGATGTGTTCGCGATTGTGGGGAAACAGAATTACACCTACAACCAGACATCCGGCGAGCTATGGCTGTTCGGGACGCAGTGGTTTGTAGTGGGAGCGAATGACGAATCGAGCTTCCGCAACATCCTCGGCATGACCATCGGAATAGCGATCTGTGATGAGTGGACTTTGTTTCCCCGCTCGTTCACGATGCAGCTATTCCTGCGCATGTCGCCAGATGGCGCTCGGCTGTATGCGACGACGAACCCGGATAATCCGTTCCATTACCTGTTTCAGGAAGTCATCTCGAACAAGGAGATGGCGCAGGACTTGGAAGTCATCCACTTCACCCTGGATGACAATCCGAACATCTCGAATGCACAGCGCAGGACGATTGAGCGATCGCAGACTGGCGTCTATTACCAGCGATACATCCTCGGGCTGTGGGTAGCGGCGGAAGGATCGATTTACGGGTCGGCGTACTCAGAGGAAGAGGGCGGCAATCTCTTCACCGATGCCACGATGCCGGTAGGCCTCAAAGGCGCGGGCGGATTTGTTGAGCGCTGGATTGCGGCTGACTGTGGCACCGATCACCCACAGGTCTATCTCGAGTATTACGACGACGGAAAGACGATCTGGGTCACAAAGGAATACCGCTGGGATAGCCGAATCGAACTGAAGCAAAAGACAGACGGCCAGTATGCAGACGACCTTGAGGATTTCATCGGGCCGAACAAGAACGCCTGTGTGTATGTGCCTCCCGAGTGTGCGTCGTTCAAGGCAGAGCTCGCTCAGCGGGGAATCTGGTACGCCGATGCGGAGAATGCCGTAGACGATGGGATCCGGGTTACTTCCTCGCTGCTGTTTCAGCGCAAGGTGATGATTCACGAGAGCTGCAAAGGACTACGTCGCCAACAACAACGGGACGGCGATTCTCGAGAAGGGTGTTTGTGCCTCGGGCATCAACATGGACACCATCATCGGAATCGACAACTTCAAGATCGCGCTGCAGACGGCGCTGTTCAACGTGAACTTCCTTGCTGCTTCGAATGGAACCAAGGTTCCACAAGAAGATTCAGGAATGCATCAGTACGTCGTCGCCATCCAGAAAATCTGCAAGCAGTTCGTGACCAATGGCCTGTTCGCTCCGGGATTCTGGAACTACGCGGGATTTGGCGCGCTTCAGCAAGGCCAGTGGATGCCCGATGGTTTCTATGTGTACGCCAACCCCATCGCCTCGCAGTCGCAGGCCGCTCGTGCGGCTCGGCAGTCCACCCTGATTCAGGTCGCAGTGAACCTGGCCGGCGCAGTTCAGACCGTCAACCTGCTGGTTTCAGTTAACCAGTAAAAGGAGAGATAAGAGATGGAACCGAGTACCTATAGCTTTCTTGATGTTCAGTGCCTTCTCTCCGGTCCCGGTGGCGACGCGAACCTTGGAGCCGGAGCCGCCAACGCAAAAGAGGGAATTACCTTTGCCCCGCTCGAACCGGTCGGAGCCTTGACTACAGGAGCGGACGGAACTCCGATGCACTCCCTGCACGCGTCGCGTGCCGGTAAAGCCACGGTGCGTTTGTTGAAAACCTCTCCACAGAATGCCGTATTGAGCCAGCTTCTTGCCTACCAGCGCACCTCGTCTTTGTTCTGGGGGCAGAATGTTCTGTCTCTCGCCAATCCGATCACAGGCGACTCGTATCCTTGCAGCTCGGTAGCCTTTGCGGAAGTCCCGTCGAACACATGGGCGGAAGACGCTGGCATGATCGAATGGAATTTCAACATCGGCGTTATGAATCCCAACATTGGCGGAGGCATCCTGTCCGCTCTGGCGAGCCTGTAACTATGCGCACAGTTGAGGTAGGCGGAAACCAGTACAACATCGGCAAAATGGACGTGTTTAAGCAGCTTCAGGTGGGGCGGCGTATCGCCCCACTTTACGTCCTTTTCTCAGAACTTGCCGTCTCTGGAAAGGCGGATGAGAAGAACGCCATGGAGAGCGATGTGTTTCGAACCGCGCTCGCCTCTGGCATTCTGCGCCTTCCCGATACCGACTTTGATCTGGTGATGAACGAATGCCTGGCGGTCTGCGAACGACAGCAGGCGACCGGATGGGCCAAAGTGAAAGCTCCGGGTGGCCCGGTGATGTTTCAGGATCTTCAGGTCCCCGACATCCTGCAGTTGATGATGAAGGTGATTGAGGACAATCTTGGCGCGTTTTTTCCTATCGCCGCACCGCGATAGATGCGAGTGCGGCAGGGAGTTGGAAACTGCTGATGATGGCGTCCGGCGAAGATGAGGTCATGGCACCGGTGCTGAACGGGATGTGCAGGTACGAAAGCCTGTTGGACGGAGCCGTATCCCTTGTCGACATCGTGCGCATGAACGACGCTTACGCCGTCAGAAGCGAGAATCAGCGCAGAGCGCGTGCGGCGCAAGAGCAGAAACGGTGAGCTATTTGCCAAGTTGCCGAATTGTGGCTTCCGTCGCGTTCCAAAGCTTCGTGTCGCACGAGTCTTTGGATTCCCCAAGGGCCGCACAGGTGTCCAGGGCTTGATAGTACTCATCGTCGCACTCACGTGTTAATAGCTTGCGGACTGATTCACCACCGTCGTACGACGAATACTGTCCGTATTGAATCTTTGGAATGACGCAATGTTCCAGATTCGCGAGAGCTCTCGCTTTCCCCTGAATAGAGGCATCGATGACCCGGGCCGTAGGCTTTTGGTTCTGTGTCACGACCACTAGGAAGCAAAGAACAGCGGCCGCAGTGACCCATGGGTGACGGCGAATGAACCGCGTGATGGGGTTGGACTTCAGTCGCTTTTCGAAGTCTTCAGCTTTCTGCTGTAAGGGCGTTAGCATCGACCGTCTCCTCTGATCTGTGTGGGAATAAAAGTGTACCGCCGGGTGAAGCGGGGCACAAAGCGTAGTTTTTTGGGAAGCGAGCCAATTCATGTCTTCGAACTCCGAAACCATTAAAGACTACCTGATCGGGCTCGGCTTCGAATGCGACGAGGCGCAGGTCAAGAAGTTCGACAACTTCATCGAGGGCACCGGAAAGAAGATGGCCGAATTCGGCCAGATCGCGATTGTTTCGGCTGCTTCGATTCAGGCCAGCGTTACGGTCATCGCCAGCGAGTTTGAGAAGCTCTATTACGCTTCACAGCGCACTGGGACGAGCGTCGGAGCGATTCAAGCCCTACAGTTCGGTGCCGAACAGGTTGGAGTATCGGCGGAATCGGCAACGGCCGCGCTTGAAACGATGGTTCGCACGATGCAGCTCAATCCTGGTGCTAAGTCCTTGATGGCGCATCTCGGTGTTGAACCATTGCGCAAGATCCGAACACCGGAGACTGGAACCTCACCGGAACTGCCTCCGATTTGCTGGTAAATTCTGCCGCGTGCGTAGCCCAAACGATCATCACCACCTTGAATCTGTGGCAGGGAGACTGGTTCCTCGATCCAACCGCCGGGATGCCGTGGATGCAATCGGTAGTTGGATACAACACACGGGGAATCTACGACCGGGCGATTCAGGAGCAGATTCTCAGTGTCACCGGAGTGACGGGCATCACCTCGTACTCCAGTTCGCTGGACACGAAAACTCGCCTACTAACGGTAACCGCCACGGTGCAGACCGCCTATGGCCCGGCCAGTATCTGCACATCGATTACGTCAGCCTCGAGCGGCTTCGGGATCACGCCTTTTGGAACGGACTTCGGAGAATAGCGCATGAGCACAACCACATATCCTCTTGCCACACTGGCGTGCACGCTGAATTCTGCCGGCATCACTGCTCCTGCGTACAGCGATATTCTCAACTCGCTGATTGCCACCTATCAAGGCATTTACGGTTCGGACATCGATCTCAGCACAGGCTCCAAGCTCTATCAGGAGCTGGCGGCGCGCGCAGCGGCACAGAATGACACCAATCAGGCGACGATTGCTGCCTATAACTCATTTGCTCCGGATTACGCACAAGGTACCGGGCTCTCCCGGTTGGTCAAGATCAACGCGATTCAGCGCGAGGTGCCGTCGAACAGCACCGTGACTCTAACCCTGATCGGTCAGGCTGGGACCATCGTCTCGAACGCCATCGCGCAGGACGCCAACGGGAATCTATGGGACATTCCGATCACCACCATTCCGAACTCGGGAAGCATTTTGGTGACGGCAACATGCGAGACACAGGGAGCAATCACGGCGGCGGAAAATACGATCACCACGATCTACACCCCGCAGTTTGGCCTGCAGTCGGTCAATAATGCGGCGCCAGCGGTGCCGGGTGCGCCGGTCGAGTTGGATGCGGCGCTACGACAACGTCAGGCAGTCAGCACGGCGAATTCGGCGAAAACTCCGAGCCAGACGATTCTTGGAAACGTGGCGAACGTCCCCGGGGTATCCCGATCTGCGATTTATGTGAACAACACGCCTGTCACGGACTCCAATGGGGTTCCTGCCAGTGCGGTCTCGCTCATCGTCCAGGGCGGAAGCATCAGTGCGATCGCGCAGGCGATTGAGCAAACGAAGGCCCCTGGAATTCCGACGTACGGCAACACTTCCGTGGTAGTACAGGATCCGGCTGGACTGCCCGTCACCATCAACTTTAACCAGCTTGTCGATGTGCCCATTTATGTTGCCATCACGATCAACCCTCTGAGCGGATATACGTCGGTGATCGGCAGCAAGATTGTGAATGCTGTCGCGAACTTTATCAACTCGCTCAACATCGGTGTGAACGTTCGCTATTCGTGGATCGAAGGTGCGGCCGGGTTGATCGGAACCTCGGATGGTCTGACCTTCGAAATTACCGCGCTCACCATCGGGACATCGCTGTCGGCCATGGGAACCGCAGACATCGCCATCGCCTACAACCAGTCTGCAAGCACTCTCGTTGCATACATCTCACTGGCCACATAAGGGAGAAGCAAATGTCCTCTACTCCAGTGACCTTGACTGGCACGGCCGCTCTTGCGCCCTATCTTGCGCTGATCACCGCGGAGCACCAGAACTGCCCGAATTATCTGGCGCACGTTGCCGGGATGATTCAGCCGGACGTGGACAATCAGAACGTTCTCGAGACCATCGCCGGAAGCGCATTCGACATTGACCAGGCGGTCGGTGTGCAGCTTGACGTAATTGGAAGGTGGGTGGGAGTCTCGCGAAATCTGGCGACTCCGCTTACGGGCGTGTACTTCGCCTTGGATACGGCCGGAGTGGGGTTGGACCAGGGCTACCTTGAGGGGCCGTACGACCCTACAACCGGAGTCGTATCTCTGGATGACGCCTCCTATCTGATCCTGCTACGGGCAAAGATCGCCGCGAACCATTGGGATGGAACCGTTCCGGGAGCGTACGAGGTATGGAACACGGTATTCGGGGCAGAAGGCTATCAGATTCTGATTCAGGACAATCAGGATATGACCATCACGCTGCTGCTGTGGGGGCCGATTCCCGACGCTGTGACTCAAGCCTTGTTCAGCAGCGGAATGCTGGACTTGGTCCCGGCCGGCGTGCGCGTGGACCAATACCTGATTCCTTCAGTCGCCAACGCGCCGTATTTCGCGCTGGATGTTGAGAATTCACTACTCGCGGGCCTTGATACCGGAGCCTTCGGAGTCGCAATTTAAAGGAGAACTCTATGCCTAACGAAGTTGATTATCTGCCGGTTGCGAACGGTTCCAGCTCCATCGCGGAACCGCAGGCGACTTGGGCCTCTGATCTGGCGGGGCCGCTTGCTAATGGCTTTCCCTCGGGCGTCGTCACCTCGCCGCGCTTCAATAAAGTGTTGCGTCAAACGTCGATGATTTCGGCGGCGATTGCCAACTTCATCTCCCAGCAGCTCAACATCAATGTGCTGGACGATGGCAATCTGCCGGGCCTGATCACCAACCTGACCAACGCTATCAAGGCGTTAGTTCCAAGCCTCACCGGATATGCTCCGTTGGCTTCGCCTGTGTTCACCGGAACGCCAAGTGCTCCAACGCAGGCTGCGGCGGACAATTCAACAAAGCTCGCTACCACCGGCTTTGTAGCAACGGCGATTGCAGCGGTGCAGGCGTGGGTGACAGGGCTCGGATACGCCACTCAGTCATGGGTCACCGGGTTGGCTTATGCCACACAAGCTTGGGTGACAGCACAAGGGTTCGCGACTACTTCATGGGTCGAGGCGTGGGTTTTCAGCCTTGGCTACGCAACTTCGTCTTGGGTTCAAGGATCTTTCTCGGCATCGATCACAGCGAATGGCTACATTAAGGTTCCACCGTGGCTGGGCGGTCTGGTTCTCCAGTGGGGGCAGTCAGGCAATGTTGCTGGAGACACAAACATCGACTCCATCACGGTCAGCTATCCAGTTCAGTTTCCAAACAACGTCTTTGCGGCCGTCGCCGTGGCAAACTCCCCTTCTCCTGGCTCGCACGGCGGTACCGTGGCTCACGTCGTTTCGCCTAATGTCAACTATTTCACTCTTACGCTCATAAACGCAGATTCAAACAATCACGTCGGCTCCGTAGCAGCGTACTGGATCGCGGTCGGAAATTAGAAAAGGAGAACTTTCGTGAGATACAGTCCCAGCACAAAGGCGTTCTTCCCAGAAAGCATCACGTACGCCGCCCTGCCATCTGACCTGATCACTGTCGCCGACGCTGACTATGCGACGGCGATGAACCGTCCATTGGGCTCAATCTTCACATTTGACTCCACCGGAAAGCTGACCATCACACCTGCCTCTGTCGCTACGACGGCTCAGATTCAGGCCGCTCAGACTAACGCCATACAGGGTTTTCGCGACAACCTCTGGAACACCGGCGGATACCAGGTAGCGGGGAAATGGTACCACTCTGATCCGTTCAGCCGGACACAGCAACTGGGCCTTGTTGCCATGGGTGCGAACATGCCCGCTGGCCTGCAATGGAAGACGATGGACGGCAGCTTTGTGGCGATGACTCCCGCGCTGGCTCAGCAGATTCTGGCTGCAGGAGCAGCGAGCGACAACGCCATCTTCCAGGCCGGGGAAACCATCAACGCGGCAATGCTGGCCTCTGCAAATCCATCTGCCTTCGACATCACGCAGGGCTGGCCGAAGGTATACGGACAATGAAAACCGTCAGGCTCTACGCACTGAACTTCCTCATTGGACTGGATGAGTGGGTCAACACTTGGACTGGGGGCGCACCGGGAGACACTATCTCCGGACGCGCTTGTCGGGCGCATCGCGCGGGAAGACCGCGCTGGCTGTGCATCATCTACCGCGTTCTCGATTACTTCTTTCCGGGGCATTGCGAGCGCTCACTGAAAGATGACATGGCGGGAAGGCACGTTGAGGCAGAGCCCGTCGGCTGATAGCCACGAACAACAAGGTCAAGAATCATTCAGCCGCTCTTCGGGGCGGCTTTTAGTTTGGGAAAACATTGTTGAGGAGACATCGTCCATGCGCCGAGTAGCTATAGTGGTCGCACTGTTTTTGCTGTGCCTTCCGGTATTTGCACAGAGCACAACTCAGAATCTCAATCTGCAGCTTCCCGCGCACGGGGCAACGAACTGGGACTCGTATCTGCGCACCGATATGAGCCTGATTGACACTTCCATCGGTTCGCTCCAAACGCCGTACGCAGGAATCTGGAGCAACAACATTGTCTATTCCAAGGGACAGTTTGCAAACTACATGGGCGGGGTCTATATCTCACTGGTTGGCGGGAACCTGAACCATGAGCCTGACACGAGTCCGTTGGCATGGATGGCGTTTATCTCGGGCGGCGATAGCAATATCGGGGCCTTTACCGACAATGGAACGAAGTCCTCGTATCCCGTCAACTATGCGATGGTGGGGCTCGGGTCGGTGCTTGAGGGTGCCTGGGTCTCGACAACAACTCCATGGGTCGGATGCACTTCGGCGGCAACCGTCTCGATTGTGGACAATCTCGGCAACGTCCTGACGACGTTCACCACGGCAGGGAATTATGGCGCTGGTTCCACTCCTTACTCGTACATGACCGGAGGCGGAAATTCCTCTGTCAATACGATTGTGGCAAGCGGGGCGACTGGTCTCCAATCGCTCTTTACCTCTCCGACCGGGTGCACAAGCTATGCAACTGGAGTGAACGTCAATTTCAAACTCTACTCGGGAGAGGTAAATATCTCGCCCATGCCGGCGAGAGTGGCCACGAACGGAACGGTGCAGTTCTCCGGGTATGTATCATTCGGAAGCGATACGACTGATGCCACGACCGTGACCTCGTGGAGTGTTGATGGCGTCGTGGGCGGAAATAGCACGGTGGGAACGATCAGCACTTCTGGTCTCTACACTGCGCCCGCCACGTCGGGAACCCACAGCATTCAGGCTGCCAGCACTGCGGTCACTGGACTTGTCGGCTACTCGTCGGTCACCGTGACAGCATCACCGAGTTAGTCGCATGAGTCCTCAAGAGATTGCTGCCAAGGTTCAGGCGCCATCGGGGAAGTGCAGATTCTGTGGCCGTTTTGATGAGCACACCGTGTGGTCCGATCCGCGCCGCACGATCTGTAACCATCCAGAGTGTGTCGAGCGGATGGTGTGGGCGGGAAACTCCGCGTTGCATCGCATTCGGAATCCCCGGTGCGTATGCAAAGGATGGAAGAGCCAGAAACGCGCGTTCTGCCTCGGATGCTGGGTCGCACTTCCTGCCGTGCTTCAGGAGACGCTGTTCACTCCGCTTGAATTGGGATTCGGCTGCTACGTGGCGGAGGCGGTTGCATTCCTCCAATACAGCGCAGGTCAAGCTGCACTGAAGTAGCTGTTTTAGTGAAACGTCGGCCGCTCTCCGGAGCGGCTTTTCTATTGTTCTACCAATATTTTTCAGGGAGAACAGCCAATGAGCTCAGCGGCGCCCGCACCCACGTCCGAGTTGTTGATACAGCAGCAGCTCTCGCACTTGAGACTGGAGATGCAGAAGGAATTCAAGGAATTACGCGATGAGCAGCAGAAGCTGTTCCGCTTGGTCTCGCAACGGCAGAACGAACACACGGAACTCCTGACGCGGGTCGACCGTCTTGACGAGGACATGCGCGGAAAAGAGGGAGATGGTGGGTTGATGCAGGAAGTGAAAACCCACACCGAGCGAATCAATTTCGCACTCGGCGCGGGGACGATGCTGGTCTTCATTGGCGGCATCATCGGATGGTTTTTCGATAAGGCAATCGAAGTGGTCAAAGGTCATTAAAACAGGAAGGAATCATGGCTGACTTTTTGAAAGCTCTGCCGTACCCGCTCAGCAATGAGGGCCGATGGGCCTGTCTCGCTGGGGATTCGGGCGGCATGACGTATTGCGGAATCTCGCGCAAGAATCATCCGGAGTGGGAAGGCTGGAAGATCATCGACGCGATGCACCTGCCGATCCATGACGCGAAAGCCTGCAATCTCGCGCTGGCTGCCAATCCGAAGATTCAACAGATGGTTGAGGGGTTCTATCACACTACGTACTGGGCCTACGACGGGATTCATTCACAAGCGGTCGCGACGAAGCTTCTGGACATGGACATCAACATGGAAGGCAATGGCCATGCAGGTTCAGCCATCAAGATCATCCAGCAAGCGGCTGCAATTCAACATCCTTGCAGCACCGATGGAGCGTATGGACCGGCTACCGAAGCAGCCATTAATCTCTGCGACCGCGATGCACTGCTGATGGATATGGCACGGCTGGCTTCGGAGCACTATAAAGCGATCGTGCAATCGCATCCGGGAGACGCGAGATTCCTGCCGGACTGGCTGAGGCGCGCACAGAAGCTTCCGACCGACGAACAGGCGGTGTCAGCGTCGTGATTCGTTGTCCGGCGTGCGGTGCGATTTTAGCGATACATCCCAACAATCTTGCCGTGTGCGGACAGTGCAATAAAGCTGACTCAGCACGCGGCTTTTACTTGGTGCAGATCGTAGAGATGGAGAAACAGCATGGACCGGGACCTGAGAGTTGAGGCCTCCATCGCGTGGGCTTCATTGGCGCTGGCTCTTCTGATTGCCGCGTGGCTGAGGAGATAGAGATGCCATACAAATGCTTCCTGATCGTTGAAACAGGTGAGAAGTGGGAAGAAAAGACGGAGCCCGGCAGTCATAGCGGAACGTACTGGCGCCGCGTCGATACCGGAGAAGTTCAAAAGCACATCCGCGATTTTCCAGTAGGCGCGATGTGGCGTGCTTCCTGGCTGATGTCCGAACAGCGGAAGAGTCCTGACGGACGGCAGCTTTTCGATTGGGATTGGGACAATCTGTTCGAAGCCCCTCTCCATGTGAAAACGCCAGGTGGTGACTGGAATATCGACTCGCGTGCCAGCAACTGCACCCGGCCCGATGACCGTACGCATCGCTGCTGGTGCCGTCATGGCGAGCCGCCGAATCTGCACGTCGACAAGGCCGGGGATACCTGTTCCGCCGGCGCGGGCTCAATCATCTGCGGGAGCTATCACGGCTTCCTGCATCACGGATACCTCACTGACGGGATGTGAACGAGATAAGCGGCCAGTCCGGCCCGGAGAGAAAGCATGGCAGACGCAACTTTAGAAACACGAACCGAGCTTGTCTCGGCTGATGAAACCTGTCGCGAATTGACCAGCCAGTACAGCGAGTCCAGGCGTCGTGAGATGTGCGCACTGGCATGCCCGAACTGTGGCAGCACCGATCTCCAGTGGGTGTTTAAGCACAGCCGCCCGAAGTTCAAGTTCGGTTCGCTGGTTTGCCACGGATGTCACGTGATCTACGACGTGACGCCGCGCGATATGGCACTTCCGGAGCTAACCGGACAGGAGGTAAGGGTGTGAAGTTACATCGAATGGACGCCAATCATCTGGCCTTCCACTGTCCCGGATGCGAGGGTGGCCACATGGTCCGCGTCTCCGGTGACCATCCGGTCTGGGACTGGAATGGAAGCATGGACGCTCCGACATTCACGCCTTCGATTCTGGTCCAGTATCCCGCGAACCCGAACGCTCTGGAAGAGTTTAAGGAGTGGCGCACAGAGCGACGCTGTCATTCATTCGTGCGCGACGGCCTTATTCAATTCCTGCCCGATTCCACGCACAAACTGTCCGAACAAACCGTTCCGATCCCCGATTGGGAGGACTCATGAGCACGGAAGCAACGCACGAAGAGAAGCTGACTCTCACGGTGGACATCAACGTCCCCGGCCATGACGAGCGCACGGCGACGCCGCTGTTCGTCCGCAGCCGCAAGCTGCTCATCAAGCGCGAGGGTGGTCGCTGCTGGATATGCGGTCGCACCGCGGATGAGGCTGGTCCGCTCGAAGCTCACCACTATCCCATCGAGCGATGCCTGGCCAACATGATCGGATGGAAACTCTTCCGCCTCCAGTGTGAATCCGGAATGTGGGGCGAGCATGCGAAAGCGTTCGATTGGAGCACGTTCGATCCGGACGACCCGTACACCTTCGTGGACAACATGGAAGTGAACGGTCTCTTGCTCTGCAAAGCGCACCACACCGGCAAGGACGAGGGGATTCACGACCTCCCCCATCCGCTGTGGGTCGCGCAGAAGATCGGCAAGGAAGGCTACAAGTTCTCCGACGTGGAGGTCATTCATCATGCAGGCGATTAAATACATTCTCGGCACTCTCTGCATCGTCCTCGTGGCTCTGCTGATCCTCGTCACAGGGACGTTCTACTTCTACGAGCGCATCTGGTGCCCTCAGGTGACACTTACCCTTGTCCCGCTTCCGTCAGCCGCTCAGAGCCTACTGAGTGCGGCTGGAGCGGTACAGGGAAAGGTCGCCGCTATCGATGTGCGCCCGATCAACGCCAGTCTGCGCAACGTGCAGATGGCTACGGCTCACGTCAACTCCATCACCGCTGTGGTCGATGGCAAGATGCCGGAAGTTGGCAAGGCGATGTTCGATCTGTGGAAGCACACCGACCGGACCATTGGACACCTCGACTATGCCACCCAGCAGGAGCAAGACCAGCAGAAGGCGATCACCGATGGGACGATAGCAAACCTCGCGGTGATGAAGCTGGCGTTGACCGACCTGGACAAGGTTGTCACCGATCCCAACATTCCGCTGGTGATCAGCCATACGGAAAGCCTGCTCTCGCACGGCGATGCGATCGCTGCGCATGGCGAACACGTTGCTGCGCACTACGACAAAGTTCTTACCGCTCCCAAGCGCTGGTACCAGAAACTTGAAAGTTGGGCCGAAGCCGCTGGCGTCTGGGGCGCGCGCCACCTGTAAAGGAGATTTCGATGAAGCAGTACATCGTCAATGTTTGCATCCTGACTGCGCTCAGCTTGTTCTTCGGCTGGTTCGCCATGAAGGGCAACGCCGGCGCGCAGTATTTTGCCGTAGGCTCGTTTTCGTCCCTACTTGTGATGATCAACCCCAAGGGAGAGAGCGCCTCCGCTCCGACCTTCCCACCCCCAACTAACGAAGCAAAGTAATTCCGCAGTCGCGCGGGAGAAAGAACCAGTGGGCCCAAGGAGGGCTCTCCGTATCATGAAACGTCTATTCGCATGCACAGTCCTTTTGATTCTCGCCACCGCTACGATGATGGCGCAAACGGTCACGACTCCTCCGGCCACAACTCCTGTGGTCGCTGCGGCCCCAGTCAATCCTGGCGGCCTGAACTTTACAGGTAGTTCGGATGTCACCGCGTTCCGCTTCGCTGGCGCGACCAGTGCAGGCGCGAAAACTACCCAGTCACTCGACTTTCTGGACTGGGGTGCGGCCAAGTCCAATCACTTGTCCATAGTCGGCTATCAGTTTATGGCGCCAACTCCCGGCATCAGCTTCTACGGAGCAGGAGCACGAGTTGATCCCGATCTGTCGAAGGTGTTGAGCAAGACGAATGTTAGCTCCAGTCAGTTCGGCATATTTGTCGAGGGAGCGGTCGGCGCGGCAGTCCTTGCCAAAACCACCGGAGTCGGTGTCATGCTTGGCGGCGGCATCAAGTACCAGATCACCAACTCGGTCGGCTGGAATTCACTGAGCGTGAACTATCTCAGGCTTGGCAGCTCCAACGCTATCAGCATGTCAACAGGACTGAGCTACATCTTCAAGTAGGGGTAGGCACTGAGAGGCCTCGGAGCAATCCCGTGCTCTATTCGGTCGCCACCCCTGTGGCCTAGTTTCAACCTGTAAGGATTCTTTACAAGTTCGGCTCCGCGCGCAACCCGCTTCTCCTCGCGGGCGCTTGCCCGTGTCTTCCCACGGGCTCGTGCGGAGCCGATTCACTATTTCCACGCCATCATGACGCTCTGCTTCAGCTGCTGCTGGCGAGCCTTCACAAATGGCGAGTAGTGCTTCTCCGTGACCTTAGTGGAACTGTGGCCCAACAGCAGTGAGACCTGGTCGAGCGGAACTCCCGCAAGTAGCATCTCGACCGCGAAGGTGTCCCGGAACATGTGCGGGTGCGCATCCTTCTCGAGCTTTGCCTGTGTGAATACCTTCTCTAAATGTCTCTGCCACGGATCCGCCGCGTTCTCCTCCGTACTGCTCCCACTCCAGATGAGATACTTCGATTTTGGATCGCCGAGACCTTCCAGAGTTTGGACGACATTGGGCGGCAGTGGGCAATAGACGGGAGTTCCGGTCTTCGCTGTGTAGAGCAGAATCTCTCCCTTGTTCAGCCGCGCTCGCTCTAGGCGCACCGCGTCTCCTATCCTCAGGCCTGACCACCTCATCAGCAGTACCAGAGCGTTAATCTTCTCCCGTGTATCGGGGCTGGTTTCATACGCCTTGATCGCGGCGAATATCTTCTCCATCTCCTCCGGCGTAAAGTAGTCAGTCGGAGTTTCATCGACCTTGATGCGGGACAATGATTTTGCATGATTCTTTGCAATCCATCCGTGTCGGTCGCAGTAGATGAAGAATGAGCGCATCCTCTCCTGACGCTTGCGCCGCGTCACAGCTCCCTGTGTCCAGGTCTGACGAAACTCTTCGAGCATGGCAAGGTTCCAGTGCTTCATCGTCGGCACCGGCTTCAGCTTTGCCCATGCCGCCAGTTCGTTCAGCTCCCGTGTGAGCTTTGTGAGATAGTTTGCCGAGAGGTTGCGCGACTCCACGTCGGCGAGGTAGGCTTTCACTGCATCGGCTACCGTGTGGGCCTTGACGGGCACAGCCTCTTCGCCCTGTTCCAGTTTTCTAGCCCGGTCGTCAGCCTCGTCCCATGAGCGCGTCTTGGCGGATCGTTGAGGAATCGGCCAGTCGATACAGTAGAGCCACTTGGGACATTTGCAGCGTTTGTACTGACGGTTAGCCTTATGAGGGCAGTCCTTACCGTTGGCTGTTTTTCCGTGGAGAGTGTAGACGGATATTTTCATTGGGGTTTTTATCTAGGATTTAACTATTCAACCCGTCTATAGTGCCACAAGTACCACCCACCCCAATACAGAAATCAGTAACTTACAGAATGCGAATAGGGCCAGAAAGTTCAACTCCCTCCCTGGCCACCATTAAAAACCCGCGAAAAACGCGGGATTTTTTGTTTTTGCATAAGATTTGCATACTCGCCGCAAAAAAAGTGACCGAATTGCGCTCAAGCCGCTCTTTTCTTCC